TAAAGCGGGAGACTTAATTAAATTTGCCTCACACACAAAAGTTTATATGGTAGTTGATGATGTTACAAGTTCATCTAATGCGGCAACTGTAACTATAGAGCCACCTTTAATATCAGCTTTAGCAGATAATTCGATTGTTACTTACGATAATGTTCCTTTTACAGTTTATCTAACTAATGATATTCAAGAATTTGGAGTAGTAGGTGCTGATGCTTCAGGAAATTTATTATATCAATTTGAATTAGATGTCGAAGAAGCTCTTTAATGGCAAAGTATTTAATAACCCATTGGGTCACTGCTGATTTTATTGCAGAAAAAGTAGTAGATGAAAGCGAAATAGATCAAGCTAGAAATGATTTAAAAGGAAATACTATTCCTAATGGAAGTTTTAGTTTTGTTATGTTAAAAGGGACAGAACGAACAATAAGAACAACATACGAATTATATGACGAGAAGCTTAACATCAGCGGTAAAGACAGAACTAGCGACAAATGATATTAGACCAATACATCTTATCACTATTGGTTTCAGCAGTGCTGTTAATATCACTGATTCTTCTTTTTCGATAACATCTTCTGTTTCTGGATCTTCTGTAGATTATTCTGCTAGTGATTTTATTTTAGGTTTATCTAATTTTGATGAGCAAACTGAATTAAGTAAATCTAGTATTTCATTATCATTATCTGGTGCTAATCAAACATTTATATCAACTGTTTTAAATGAAAATGTAATAAATGATTCTGTAGATATTTATAGAGGATTTTTAAATGATTCTAATGCACTTATTGCAGATCCTTTTTTATTATATAAAGGTCAAATAGAGGGATTTTCAGTACAAGAAAATAATACAGAAAGTGTAGTTAATTTAGATATAGTTTCACATTGGGCAGACTTTGAAAAAAAGAATGGTCGAAAAACTAATAATACATCTCAACAAAGATTTTTTAGCACAGATGTAGGAATGGATTTTAGTTCTCAAACAGTTCAAGATATTAAATGGGGTAGAACGTAATGGGAAGATGGAGTCCTAAAAATTTTATAAAAAAAATATTTAGTCCTGTAGTAAAAATAGTTAAAAAGGCTATTTCTTGGTTAATACCTATACCTGAAATTCCAGATTTTGGAACAGATGAATTTGATGATTTTGAAAAAGGTGTTCTTGTAAATAAACAATCTAATGACGCAAATATTCCTGTAATTTATGGAGAAAGATTAGTCGGAGGAACACGAGTATTTTTAGAAACTTCTGGAACTGACAATACATATTTATACATGGCTATCGTAATGGCAGAAGGAGAAATAAACTCTATTGAAGAAGTAAGAGTTGATGATAAAGTAGTTACATGGGCATCTAGTTTAACAGATGGAACAGAAGTAGAAGTAGGAAGTGGAGATAGTAATTTTTATAAAGATAGTGCTAGTTTAATTAGAATAGAGCCTCACTTTGGTACAGATGGACAATCAGCTTCTGGAATATTATCTACATTATCATCTTGGGGGAGTAATCACAAATTAAGTGGACTATGTTATTTAGCTTTAAGATTTAAATGGAATCAAGATGTATTTAGTTCTATTCCAAAAGTACAGGCAAAAATAAAAGGTAAAAAAGTTGTAGCATATAATTCAAGTTTAGTTGCACAGACTGCCGCATTTTCTACAAATCCAGCATGGTGTTTATTAGACTATTTGACAAATGCTAGATATGGAAAAGGTTTAGCTATTACAGATATTGATTTACAAAGTTTTTATGATGCTTCTGTTGTTTGTGCTACACAAGTTGAGCCATATTCTGGTGCAAGTAATATTAATATTTTTGATACTAATGCAGTTTTAGATACATCAAAAAAAGTTATAGATAATGTTAGAGAATTAGTAAAAGGTTGCAGAGGATATTTACCTTATACATCTGGAAAATATAAATTAGTTATTGAAACTACAGGATCAGCTTCTATTACTTTAAACGAAGATAATATAATAGGTGGTTATAGTTTATCTTCTCCAAATAAAAATGATAGATACAACAGAGTTATAGTTTCATTTGTCAACCCAGATCGAAATTTTCAGGTCGATGAAATTCAATATCCTGCAATTGATGATAGCGGATATGCTACTGCTGATAAACATGCAACTATGAAAACTGCTGATGGTGGGTTTTTACTTGAAGGAAGATTTGATTTTAAAACTATCACATCACCCTATCAAGCAGAGGAGATGGCAGAAATTATTTTACGTAGATCTAGGGAATCATTATTGTTAAGTATAAATGTTTCATTTGATGCTTATGATTTAGCTATTGGGGATATAGTAGCTATCACTCATTCTTCACTTGGATTTTCTGCTAAAGATTTTAGAGTTATTTCAATAACATTTAATGAAGATTATACGATAGGTTTAAGTTTAATCGAACATCAAAATAGTCATTACACTTGGGCAACAAAAACACAAGTTAGTTCTACACCATCAACTAATTTACCTAATCCATTTACTATCCAACCACCAGCTAGTGTTACATTATCTGATACTTTAGTTGAATATAATGATGGAACTGTAATCGTGGCATTAGATGTAGCAATAGGTGCTTCTCCAGATAGCTTTATAGATTATTATCAAGTTGAATATAAATTAAGTTCTGATTCTAATTTTATAATTTATGCACAAGGCTCAGGTTTAAATCATAGAGTTTTAAATGTAATAGATCAACAAACCTATGATGTGAGAGTTAAGGCAGTTAATTCACTAGGGGTTTCTTCTAGTTATGTTTCTGCTCAAAGAAAAATTGTAGGTGCCATTGATCCACCTAGTGATGTTGAGGATTTTTCTTGTAATATTACAGGACAAGATGCTCATTTAAGTTGGACTGCTATTAGTGATCTTGATCTTGCATACTATCAAATTAGATTTTCTGACAAAACAGATGGAACAGGAGAATGGTTAAACTCTGTAAATTTAGTCACTAAAGTTTCAAGACCAGCAACTTCGGTCACAGTTCCCGCACGTGCTGGGACATACTTGATAAAAGCAGTTGACAAGCTAGGAAATTTTAGCAGTAATGCCACTGCTATTGTATCAAATGTAGTAAGTGCAGAAAATTTTAACACTATAACTACAGTTAATGAACACCCTACATTTTCTGGAACTAAAACAAATGTTTCATTATCAGATGATTCTATAATTTTAAACTCTAGTGAATTATTTGATTCTGCTTCTGGATTATTTGATGCAAATACTACTAGATTTTTTGATTCTGGTGTAGCAAATGCAGATTTTTTAGCTTCTGGAAATTATGCTTTTGCTAATGTAATAGATATAGGTGCAAAACATACTGTAAGAGTAACAGCTTCGTTAACACAATCAGCTAGAAATCCAGACGACCTTTTTGATAGTAGAAGTGGGAATTTTGATGATGCTAAGTCTAATTTTGATGGAGATACACCAGCTAATTGTGATGCTCATTTAGAAATAGCAACAAGTGATGATAACTCAACATATACTTCATTTCAAAATTTTGTTATAGGAAATTATACTGCGAGGTATTTAAAATTTAGAATAGTTTTAACATCATCAGATTTAGCTTCAACTCCTGTTATTTCTGCTGTTACAGTTACAGTTGATATGCCTGATCGAATTTTTAGTGGAAATGATATAAGTTCTGGTGTAGGAACTAAATCAGTTGCATTTACAACACCATTTAAAACAACAAGCTTTGCAGTAGGTATAACAATGGAAGATGCAAACACAGGAGATTTCTTTACAGTTTCAAACAAAACTGTTAATGGTTTTGATGTTTTATTTAAAAATTCAAGTGGAACAAATGTTTCACGAACGTTCGATTTTATTGCAAAAGGATTTTAAAAGGAGTATAAAGCGATATGGCACAACATGATATGAACATAGCGAATCAGTCTTTTCCTGATTTTCGTACCGATTTAAATAATGCACTTTCTGCTATTAACACAATGCACTCTGGAAGTTCAAGACCAAGTGGTGCGGCCGCTGGGACTATGTGGCTTGATACAACATCAGCTTCAAGTCCAACTATTAAATTTTTTGATGGCACAGATGATATAAGTTTTGCAACAATAGATTATTCAGCTAATACAGTAAATTTTATAGATAGCACAGTAGCATCAGATTTAGTTAACGACACAAGCCCACAATTAGGTGGGAACTTAGATGTAAATGGAAACGATATAGTTTCTACTTCAAATGCAAATATTGATATAGTTCCAAATGGAACAGGAGATGTAACACTTCAAGCAGATACAGTTCAAATTGGAGATAGCAACGCAAACG